AAAACAGTGCGGTCTACAATAAACGTGCCGATACTGGTAATCACCGACACAACGGCCATACCCGCCCACAAGCCGCCTTTAGACTTGTTGGCCATCTCTAATAACTTTTTGACATCATCGCGTAAGGCATGAACTTCTACCTGAAGCGCCTCTACCTGCGCCTCCAGCTTGCCGAACTCTCTTGGGTCAATTTCCGACATGTTCTTTCCTTGGGCGACCTGGACGACGTGCGTATTCCGGCGGCGTCATCGAGATCGATCTAGGTTCATCCTCCACGGGAGCGTCTTCATCAACACGGACGTATCCAGCGTGGCCCTTCATGCTGTCTATATCGTGCTGGAGCGTAAACGTAACAGTGTGCCCGCTTTGCAAGCAGCGGAATGTCGCGGCCATGTTGCCTCCAGATGTGAGATCGGGGGCCGAAGCCCCCGGGTATTACGCCAACGAACGAACAACAACCAGACGAAGCGTGGCGGAAGCCAAATCGACCGTACCGCCAGTTTCATTCTGGAAACGGATGCTGACCGTATTGGCTGCGCTAACGTAGCCGGTTACGATCAAACCCGCCACGTCCACTGCGAGAGATGCACTTAGCACCATATCGCCCAAGGCAACGCCTGGGACAGCCACGGTATCAGTATCGCCTGCGCCGTCTGCCAAACTATCGGCGTTCAACGTGGCGCTAACTAGCCAAGTGTTGGTGTACAGACCGCGGAACTGGTCATTGCCAGCACGGACGGTCACGGAAGTAGCATTTGCCATGATGTTCTCCTAATTAGGTTAAAGACCCCCGGCTTTCACCGGGGATGTTCAATTAGGCTGGAACAGCCAGAGCGAAAGCCGAGGACGAAGTGGCTGCGCCGGTGGTGGCCGCAGTGCGGATGGCCTTGACGCCGTACAGGGTATCAGCCGTGAACAGGGTACCGAGGTATTCCTGCTTGTACTGAGTCTGCGAACGCACAGCCATTTGCTCAACCAGCACCATCGAGTCACGGTGACCCATCAGGCAGATACGGTCAGCGCCCGTGTTACCCGCGCCGAAGTCGGCGTTGGAGGTCACGAACACAGGGATGCCGTACAGATTGCCGATTTCGCCGTTGCGGATTGCGCTGCCGTCACCGACAAATGCCTGTTCAGTGTAGCGAGCCAGACCCATCAAAGTGTTGCGTGACGACGGCGGGATGATAAAGAAACGACCGTCCATTGGGGTGTCGTTGTCATCCAGACGCTGGATGGTGCGACGGATCGCAGCATCGGTCAGCGCAGCAGCGTTTGATGTGGTGCTGTTGTAGGCAGTGGTGCCGTCCGAGCCGATGTACGCCTTGGTGGTGGTGTTGCTGGTAGCGTAGTCGTCGGTGCCTACGGTTGCGCCGTTAAATGCACGGCCGAGCTGGACGAGGTCGGTGTCGACCTGGCGAGCCAGCGCGTAACCTGCGTCGGAAGTGTAGAACTGACGCAGCGAGTTTAGCGCTTGAGCTTCGACGATGTCTTCGATCAAACGGCTGTACTCATAGTGCTTGTTGATCGACACTTGGACTTCGGACTCAGTTGCAGCGATCAGCGTGACAGCGTTGGTCGCAGTCTTTGCCGATGCCGAGCCACGGGTCGGTGCCGGGATGTGGACGGTGTCGCCCTTCTTGCCACGGAAGTTCATCTTCATGACCAGATTGGCCAGAACGAGGTTCTTCTTGTAGGCGGCAACAATTTCATCACTCCAAATCTCTGGAATAAAGGTTGCTGCGGTGGTAGTGGTTACACTATTTGCTGGGTTAAATGCGGTTGCCATGTTTAGCTCCTAAAGGTCAAAAGTTTATTTGACCCGTCCTTCCGCATAGGCCGCCATGATTTCATCAGACAGCGCGTCGTACCGGGCCGGGTCGGTCATTTTCAGCCGAATAAGGTCAGCACGTCGGTAAACCCGCTTTGAACTCTCCCCAGTACCGCCACTGTCAACTTGCGCTGCCTTCATGGTCTGCTGGCGCGCAGCAGTTGCCTGCTGTTTAACCTGCTCACCGCGAATACTGCGCAGTTCCTTGTAGGTACTAAACAATTCATTCGCCGAATCGAAGTCTGCCTTGGCATCCGCCTTCGCATACAGCTCAATGCGCACCGGGGAAGATTTCACCCAGTTCACAAAGTCCTCACTATTAATCAGTTGCTCATAGTCAGGATGTGCCTGCGACAGCTTTTGCTTCGTTTGCAACAGTTTGAACTGGGCGCTTGCTTCGCGAGCGGCCAGAACATCCGGGTGCGTCTCGATCGTCTTGTGAATTGCCGTCTTAGGATCTTCAAAGAAGTCTACTTCCGGCTCTTCTTTTTCAACAGTTGTTTGGCGTGCCCCAAGGTTTTGCTTGATCAGCTCGTCGGCCAGTTTCCGCACTTCCCCGACTTCCTGCGCCTGCCTTCCGATCACCTTTTCGGCCTCTTGGTGCATCTTGATGATGTCCTCAAGCGACTTATTTCGGTATCGATCCGGTAATTCCGGCTTAGTTTCGGCGACTGCTTCGGGTAGTTTCGCTTCCTCTGCCTCCAACTCGCTAGGCATCTCGGGTTCTTTGTCAATCAACATGTCGTGGTTCCTTTTCCTGCCAGCTTTTGGTTCCCAGGATTAAACATGAACGGGGCAAAAATGCTTATCCGTTCGCTTTGCGCTCCGATTCTAACTTTTCACGGTGTTTCCGGTCAAATTGATGATACGCCGTCGGAAAATGACCTGACCACCCCTCCAACTTAAAATTCGGAACCGATACAGTGCGGCGGGCTGACTTGCCACACTTGCAACTTACTACCTGCTCGTCAAAAGTTGCCAGTCTTTCAATTTTCTGGCCGCTTTCACAAACGAAATCATACATTCGGCGCATTCAAGTCCTCGTAGGCTTGTTCACTGACTGACTTCAAGTTCTTCAGCCAGGTCAGAATCGACAATTCGCCTTTCTTAAATTGTAAGTCTTTCTCGCCGTCAATGGTAGAGATATCTTGCAAGGTGGCAATTATCTTTTCGACATCTTCAATCAGATCCGCCCAGCCTGGCGTAGCCATCATCGAAAACCGCTCTTCGTAATATTTTTGCAAGTCCGGTGTCATAGTCAGAAAAACACTAAAAAGTTACCTAACGCGGCGGCAACAGCAACAAAAACCCAACCGAGGTTGTTGCCACTATCGACGTTGCCGTTAGCTGTATATGCCTGCCAAGTTGCACCACCCGTAGCATTGCTATCTTGAATGTCTAAATAAGAAACAGATACCGTACCAGACGCATCAGATAACGTAAACCGAGTTCCCGAAGTTGAGCTACGGATTGAAACCAAGTTACCTGACGATCCAGACAATGTAAACGCATTAACCGTTGTGGTCGTACTTGCCGGGAATGTAATCTGACTGGCTGTAGCGTTCGTATTGGTAATGTCATTAAACGTATTTGCACCAGTAATTGTTAGCGTACCAGCACCACCTTGATTCAGTGTGCAGTTATACGTTGACCCACCGCCTACAAACGTCTTAGCTGTTGCGGCAGTCATTGAGATTGTGCCAGTACCTGTGCCTGCTGTTGTGGTGAATCCTGTTGGGCTTGCATTATTCCAAACAGTTGCGCCATTTCCACTAAGCGCTAATGTTCCACCATTAAAAGTTAAGTTTTTAGTGCCAGTGGCAGTTGAAGCTGATGTATTGGTTAAAGTAAACCCGGCTAAATCTAGCGTTCCGTTAGTTAGCGTTAATGACGCATTTATACCGGCATCAGCTAAGGTTGTTGTAATCCCCGATGTATTAATACTTAATATGTCTATTGTCTTACCTGTGTAAGTCAGTGTTCCATCACCCACCGTTGTAAAGTCGGTTAGTGTGTATGTACCACCAGAGGCAAGTGTAAATCCATGACAAGAAATAGTTTGCGATCCGGGATTACAAGTAGAACCAGTAAAGTTAATTTGCCTAAAGCTACCAGTAAATGTCGGGGTTGCTGCCCCAGAAGTTAAATTAATATTTAATCTGTTACTTGTAGTTGCTCCCGTAGTTCCCCCAAAGTTGAACGTCCTTGTAACGGACATCGCAGCACTAATATTCGATGTGCCTGTAAACGTAAAGTTTGTGGCGGTTGCCATCGATAACACTGTTGACCCCGCAGTTGCGGTTGTTAATGTAATTCCACCGGTGCCAAATGCGATTGATCTAGTACTGCTGTTGTTTGATGAAAAAACACCTGTTGATAACGTCCAGTTACCGCTATTTCCTGTTAAATCAATCGACCCATTAGTAAGCGTTGTTGTTCTGGTAGCTCCAACCGTCATGTTGTCCTGAAGCTGCCATGTGCCGCCTACGCCGTTAAACGCAACAGGGAAGTCCATTGTTTTACCATTGCTGGTAATTGTTTTAGTTCCGCTGGTTGCACCAAACGTCATTGTGCCTGTTGAAGCGGTCAATGACATTCCAGTAGATAATGTCAAGTCTCCGTAAATAGTACAATTGCTTGTTGCATTCCATGTACCAGCAAAGCCAGTAAAATTTACGTTACGTGCTGTAGAAGAATTTATGTTCAAAAATGTCAACGCATAAGTACCACCAGTAAAATTAAAGCTGATGCTGTTGGCTTCAGAAAGCGTACCGATACTAACAGTAATTGCAGTTGATCCTGCTGAAGTTACGTTGACTACTTGGGTACCCGTTGTAGTAAGGTTGGTTACTATAAGGGTCTCCCACACTGTGCCAGTACCAGAACAACTAATGCTGCCTGTGCCAAATGCAATGGTTCGCGTGTTACTGTTGGCTGAAGAAAACAATCCTGTTGTCAACGCAAGATTATTAAGATCAAGCGTACCTCGCGTTAGTACGGTTGTAAGTGTTGAGCCAAGCGTTAAATTGTTGGTTAATAGTTGAACACCACCACCGGGAGCGTTAATTGTTACTGGCTGAGTGAATGTTTTTCCACCAGAATTAAGTGTCTTAGTTGATCTGTTTAAAAATGTGTAAGTTCCAGTACCTGTTGGTGTTACGCCAGACCCATACGTAAAATTGCCGTAAAAAGTTGGTGTGTTGCTGCCTGATGCTAACGTCATTGCGTTAGTACGAGTAGATGAATCTAACGTACCAATGTTCCAACCACCGTTAATCGTAATCGTGGCTGACGTATTCAGTCCTGTGTTTTCAATAATTACAGTATCTTGCGGCAATGGGTAATTAGTATCCGCAGGGGTTCCACCTGACCCTGTAGCCCAAGCAGTAGCATTCCAGTTACCTCCTGCCACAAGACTCCAATAAACTGTTTTACCAGCATCAAACGTAATATTGCTATTACCACCACAGTCACCTAGTCGAGTGCCTGACAACGTACCGTGTGCGCCAGCTATTGTGATGTCACGGAAATCAACATCGGTCATTGCCGCGATTGCAGCGCAAGTTAGTGTGCGTGATGTCCCGACTGTGTCCGAACGGACAAACATCCTACGGTTACCATTCGATCCATTAACCGTTAACGTACCATTAATTGTTTGGTTTGCAGAAAAAGGTACGTTATTTAATCCCGCGCTGGCTATTGTGCTAAACGTCAAATTATTAAATGTGTTTGCGCCTGTTATTGATTTATTGTTTGTTGATAGTGTTGATAGTGTTGATGTAAAAGAAACATTGTAATACGTAAGACCGCCACCCGCAAATGTAACGTCTGTTGATGATAAGGTAATGGTTGACGTTCCAGCATTTAATGTTGCGTTAGTGCTGGTTGTCATAGTCCAACTGAGGGTTAACGTAACAGTTGACCCATTAAGGTTTATTGTTCTTGTATTTGAGTTTGACGAACTAAAAAAAGCAGCAGTAACAGAATAGTCAGATGTGCTTGTATCAAACGTGCCGTTTGTAAGTACTAATGTGTTACTTCCGCAACTAAAAGCCGATCCTAGCGTCCATGCACCACCAACACCATCTAATATAACACTCGCATTAAAAGCCACACCGTTCGTAGTTATTGTCTTGCCAGTAGTCGTAGCATTAAATGTCGTAGTACCTGTGTAGCTGCGAGTAAAGTTTGTTGCAGGAAAAGATAGAGAACCGCTGACAGTCAAACCAATGTTTGAGCCAGCTAGTGTCATTGCACCGTCAAGACCGCTGATTGTGATGTCATTGCAAACCCTTGGTGAGTTTGCCATCGTAACGGTAAACGACCCTGTGCCTACGTTAGAGTTGGCATCAAAAAATACGTTATCAGCAGCCGTTGGAACTGATGCCCCTGTAGCACCGCCAGACGATGTAGACCAGTTAGCTGTGGACGTACTATCCCAAGTTCCTGTCCCACCAACCCAATAGCGATCTGCCATGACTTACTCCTGCGGTTCTTCTACTGGAGTCTCAATTACAGCAATCCAGTTAGTCAACCGTTGCTGCTTCATGGCTTCAATCTCTTCCTCTGTATAAGTATGGTCATCTGGTAAATGCAAAGCATCGCAGAAACGACCATATTGCGTATCAAATTGGAAATCAATCTTCATAGTTAGAATCCAAAAACTTTAGCTAATAAATGCCACTTTGTTGCAGTGGAGTTATATATAAAGCCCATGTAGTCAACTTTACTGCTCCCGCTTGATGCTGTGGGTAAAGCCAAATCTGTTGACCCGGCAAAAGCTGCATTCCAAGAAAAAGTTTGCACGTTAGTTGACGTCAAGCGAAGTATGATTTTCTGGCCGTTGACTGGGGTACCTGTTGGTGCGTTAATCGTTAACGTGCCAGTAGCTTGCGTGTTTGCCTGTGTTGCTATATCTGTTGTATCTGCATTAAGCGTTATGCTAGTGCCATCAGCAATAGTTACTACACGTTGGGATACCGCAATGGTGATTGATCCAGCACCATTAGCAACAGAAATTCCAGCACCAGCAGTCAGTGTGTTTTTCTCCCACAGACTGGTCGACGCGTTATAGATCAACACCTGACCATTCGATGGGCTTTGTGCCGAGACGTTGTGCAGCTCTTCTAGCTCATAACCGTTCTGCACGCGCACGTACAGACGACCATTGCCGGCATTCGCCCGCTCGACCACACCAACATAAACCAAATGGTTTGGCGCATACGGCTTTACGTTAGTCAGTGTGCCGGCTGTTGCGCCAACATAAAGCGTGTCGCCCGGGCTGTACGCGCTCAAATCCAGCCCGTCCTGCACTCCTTGACACAGAATCATGCCGGCTTGACCCGCCGCGATATTTTCCGCGCAAACACCCAATGTCTTTGCCGATGTCGCATCGCCTGTGTTGTATGCAAGCTTGACCGACACCCGATCACCTTGCGCCGAATACATATAGACCGGTTGACCCTTGTTGATTGTCACCGCCTCATCGTTCGTCGCGTAGGCGTACAAGGTCTGGCCAACATCAGCCGCGATATTGGCGTTCAAGCCGACCGTCAAAGTCTGCTGCGTACTATCCCAGTACAGTCGACCGGCTGCGTTTGTGACTGTTGGTGTAGTGTCAAAATCTATGTAGTTCGCAACACCTAGCGAAGATACGCCAGCAATATCGCCGGTATCGTTTACCGTAACAGTGCTGTTCTGTATCAGTTTACCTGTGGTTGAATCAAACCGCGCTATGGCATTATCAGTAGCAGATGATGGGCCAACAACATCGCCGCTACCACCACCACCACTAGCGCCCGTATTAATAACGATTTTTAATTTTTCTGCAATGTCTGGCGGCAATACTTCGCCAGCATTTATCTGGCGGCCATTTGAAAGTTCAATAACAAGACTGTTATCAAAGTCGAGATAGGCATTTGTGACAGATACACCATCTTGTCCATCAACACCATCGCGGCCAGGCGCGCCATCTTTACCGTTAACACCATCGCGGCCAGGCTTACCATCAACACCATCGCGCCCTGGACGGCCGTCAACCCCTGCGGCCCCTTGCACAATGTCGCGCGCCCGATCGTTTAGTTGATTTGCACGGTCATCAAGCGAATTAGCTATCGTTTCGAATCGGGAAGATAGATCGGCTTCTATACGTTTTAGCGCGGCGACTACCGCGTTTACGTTTTCCCCGATTTTTTTACTGTGTAAATCGCGGCTTTCTCGAATTGAAACTTGAATAGAGTCCAACAGCGCCATTTTCTCGCGCACTGTCATGGATTCTAGTTCGGTGAGTATGCTCATTTAAGCGCCTCCCCTAGTTGAGACAAAAATTCATCTTCAACTTTAGTCAAACCTTCGCGTTTTGTCTCCATCTGCAGCTCGACAATCTTCGATTTGTTCTTGATATCGGCCTCTTTCAGCATCAACTCAGCCAATTTGACCCGCTTATCGAACTCTTGCGACGCCAAATCGGCCTGATTCGGCAAATTCTGCGTAGTGGCCGACATAATCCGCGCTTCTGTCTCGACCGGCTTTAATTTCGCCTCGATCAGCGTCTTCGTAGCCTCTGCACGGTTCTGCTCGGCCTGCGTCTGATTGACCGCGATCTGCGCTTGCGCTGCTTGCATCGCCAGTTGCTGCTGCATTTGCGCCATCTGCTGCTGTTCTGGGTTCGGTTGCGCCATTTGCGTCAGTGATTCCATCAACTCCATGCGGTTAGACAGTGAGCTGTTGGCCACAATCCCCTTCAAAATCAGCGGCAACACCGGTGTGTCTGGACCCAAGGTCTGCAACAGCGCAATGAACTGTGCCTGCTCGTACTCGCGGGCGATGATGCCCAGTGTCGCAGTTGGGATGAAGTTCATATCCACCGACGGATAGCGTTCTGGGTCAAACTGCATGTACCTAAATGCCGCTTTTTTGATGAACGGCATCAAGAAATCCTCCTGGAAGTTCACCAGCGTGCGCTTGTACTTCTTGATGATCGAGGCAACTGCCATCGACATGCCGGCGTTGCCGCCGTCACGCGACACTTGACTGACCATGCCCTGTGAGTCAAGCGTGCCCGTTGCCTGCAACAGCATCGTCTCAAACCGCTGCGCGGTGGCCAAGTTGTCGCCAGAGGTCTGACCAAACTTGAACGGGAACAGAATCTCGTTCGGGTTGCCGTTGGTCAGGATCGCCTTGCCAGGTCTGACCTCAAACTTCGCACCACGCGGCAAGCGCGTTGCATCCATCGCCATCATCGGTGCCGAAGTCAGCGCCAGGCCATCCAAGTGCGACCGCACCTCTGCATCGATCGCCTTTTGCATGTTGTATGCCTTCTCAACCGTACCCCGTCCGGGCAAACGATTGGGCACCGTATCGTCCTGATACGACAGCACCGGACGATCCTTCATCATGTACGGACTCTCTTCGGCCTTCAAGAGCATACCGTCGTTGGCAATCACCACGATCGCCTCGACCATGTCCTGATAGTCTTCTGCCGCCGACTCTTCCGGGAACAACTCAACCACGTCTTCATCATTGCCGGTCAAGTACTCCCGCGGCACCAGTCCGTAGTAGGTCAAGAGCTTGACCTTCTCATCCTGGTACGAGCTCACCTCTTGCGTCGGCTCAAGGTCCGTATCCTCATACGTCGGGGTGATGTTCACTTTGCGATAGATGCCGCGCTCGATGTTGCGCACCACCTTGTGGATCGAGACGTACTTCTCAATCGCCACACCCATGCAGTCGTCGACCGTCGTGCCGTTCGGATCCCACAGGAAGTTTTTCGGGTTCACCGGCACTAATTTCACCGCCACCCGCGGCTTCTCGATCACACCAATGGCCGCCTGCCCAGGCTGACCGGGGATCATTTGCGTGGCCGGCATGTACTCCTTCTCCAGGCTGACGACAATCTCGCCGATCCCGGTGCCATAGATTTCAGCTAACAACTCGATCTGATCGATAGATTTTCTAATCTTGTCCTTCTTGAAGTCTTCCATCAACTGGCGCTTGATCATCTCCACGTCGAGTGGGCTGCCGTCGACGTCCTTCAAGTCGTCTTCAATATCAAAGTACTCGCCCGAGCCAAAGATCGCCTCCATGATTTCGGCGTGGCGAGTTTCTACCGCCTGCTGCGTCATCGGCGTGACGAGTCGGGAGCGTTCAGATTCGCGGGTCTTGTCCTCAACGGCCCATTGGCCTCGGAAGATGCGCTCATACTCTTCCCAGTCGGGTAGGAAGTTGATGTCGCGGTAGGTACGCCACCGGTCACAATGATCGGTTACAAAAGAAACTAACTCTTTATCGGCCTCATCGGGCTGATCAAAGTCGTTTTGATTCATCTCACACTCCAGCGATCACGTCGATTGGTTCCCAATCATCATCCGCGTCGTCCGCAAAGTACGAGGTTACGGCCAACTGATCCATGTAGGACAATGCATCGGGCAGGTCATCATGTACGCCCTGCGCAGGGAATAGCAGCAGTTGGTCGAGGAATGTTTCCCAGTCGCCGTCTTCGTTTAGCACAATGCGCCCGTGCTCGAAGCGACCTTGGAGTCCCCAGATTATCCGGTCGGCCTTTTTTCGGTTGCCGTGCGTCAGGTCAACTATGTGCGAATATACATTATTCTTCCGCATTAAGTCACTCAAATACGGCAAAACCGCGTTCTTTAGCGCCCCGCGCTCGATCCCCACGCTCAACGGCCGGTAGTCGCGCATGGCCATCAAAATCTTCGCCGCCGTCTCGCGAATGTCCCAGCGCCCGTGCTGGATGTCCTTCACCCACCACGTGCCGTCTTCGGTCACTTTCACAATCGCAATCGCCGACTCATCCAGCCGTTTCTTGGAATTCGCCGCCTGCTTGGCCACTTCCTCAAACCCGGCCAAGTCAATCGCCACGTAGTAGCTGCCATACTGCGGCTCCGGCCCGTACCGGATCCAGTCCTCCTTGAACACGTCCGAGCCCGCATTGTCGAAGCTCGCCATGTATTCTTGCTTAAACGCAAACGTCGACAGGGTCTTCTTCGCCGACTCGATCTCGCCGGGGTCAATCAGTGGGTTGTCCTTGGTCGTGAAGTGCCAGCTTTTCCAGTCGCTGTCGTCTTGCGTCTGCCCCAACTTATACAAGTCGTGAAACCAATTCCTGCCCTTGGGCGTACCGATGAAGAGCCCTCGCCCCTTCTTGTCACTTAAGCTCGCCCGGATGACCTGCTCCCATGCCTCGGGCTTAATGTCGGCCACCTCGTCTAACACGGCGTAGGTCAAGGAGACGCCGCGCAGCGTGTCCGGCCGGTCGGCGCCCCTGACATAGAT